GTAGCACTTCGTGGATGGCGGTTGATAGGACGGAAGAAGGGTCTGGATCAACAAGTATCTTCTTTTCTTCTTCGACGCACAACCCAATGTCATCCTCTTCCACTCCGATATAATCGTCTTCAGTTGGCTTCTTGAAAAGAACCTTCCAAGTTTCCGATTTGACACGAACACTTATCCGTTTGGGTCGCACAACAATAGAATTTCAGATTGTTTTAAGAAGTCAAAAGATATTTTTATATGCCAGTGTAAGTTGCTTACTACCATTTAGTCACACAACTCCAGTATCGAGCAGAAAATTTATCTTTGGCCGAAGAACATTTATGACGAGCCTTGAAGCTCTCTCTACGCTTGCGGTCAGCAGCAGACTCGCCTTCGCGTTTGGGAGAACCTGATACACCTTGTTGCCCGAACCTGACAGTCTTTGTCTTTCCATTTTGACTTGCCAAAACTACATGGGATTTCTTGGCTCCCGGCGTTCTCTTGGGTTTATTAACACCAGAAACACCGAGCCTTTTCATTGCAGATTTAATTGCCTCGCTCATGTTATTTGCCCTTGTAGAATTCCGCTTGTTGATTGTGAAGTGACTCGGCATACTTATCCGCTGACGCTCTATCCTTAAAAATGCCAAGATGCTTTTTGTTTTTCATTGCATAGGAAATTGCATCCTTGGGATTCATTACAGTTCCATCATCAGCGATTGTAGGAACCAATACAACTCCTCTGTCTGTATCAAAGCTCATTGATTTGACGGTGCTGATACTGCCATCTGGATTCTTAACAATCGGTCTATTAAATAAGTCTATGTTACCAAACTCTACTATGCCATCAATCTCTTCCTTACTCATTGCTCAATGCCTCCCTGATAATTTGTTTTACATGGTTGATCTGTCTCGCCTTCAAGCATTGTCTCAAAATGCTTTTTAGTTTTGCGTTCTCTTTTTTTAGTTTTTCAATTTCTTCTTCAGACATAAATCATTTTAGCAATTACATATAAAGAAAGTAACGAAACGATCATTACAATAGCGGCTAGTATCCATAGATTTACTTTATGCATTATCGTTTATTTTTGTAGTAATCCGTAAGCGTTCCTTTACGACGAGCTTCGTTCTCATCCCACCAATCAGAAACACCTTCTTTTACTTTCTCCCAAATACTTTTTTCCTTGTAGCGTTCTAATAACGCTTGTTTTTTTTTCTTATATTCATCCGATTCCATAATTCAAGAGATAAATTTTTTACTGAACTCAAGAGCGTTGTCCCACCTATTCTTTAGGCCGTTCCAGAACTTAGCCCTAGCGCCAACTGGAGGAGCAACACGAATCTCGTATGTTTCCCTAGCGATACGAAGATGGTTGAGAAGGTCTGGAATGTTCTTCATTGCTTTAGCAAGAGTAGCTTTGGTAATAGGTCCGAACTTTCCGTCATCGGCGATCTGTAGCGCAATCTGTAAGATTCTTAACGCACCTTTAGGGCCGCGATTAAAAGCAGTATCCCGAAGGAATGATTCAATAGCAGGCTCCTCTGTCCAAGCCTTAACGACATCAGTGTATTCCACTAGATACTTCTTGATATAATTCTCAGCGTGAGCGTGTCTATTGTTATCCAATAATGACTTGATATGGTTAGCCGCTTTAGGATGATACCTATCGTTGATCCCAGCTATCTCAAATGTTCCACCGCCATCAGCTTTGGGTAGTAGATATACTTTAAGTCTGCCTAGTTTGTCACGCCTAGCCTCTGACTTCAGAATAAAGTCAGCCATCTCTAGCCGTTCTGCTGTCGTAGAAATTCTCATTAGAAGTCAGCCTGCCCTTTAATTTCCCCTTTGATCGGAAGGATGGATATACTCACCCAAAGGCTATCAATTAAACGAATCAAGAATGGGCGATCATCCACGATGGGAGTAACCCTAATTGGATTCTCATACCAAACATGGCTAGGATACGGCATAGCTGACATGCTTGTTGCGGCAAAGATTAGGAAGATGCCTAGAAACTTTTTAACTGGCTTGGCCTTTCTTACTTCAGCATTAGGGTTAAACAATCCCCCCGGCCTTGTTCGTCTGATATTCTTTCTAGCCTTAACCCTCCCGTAAACAGCAAGCCCAGCACCAACAGCTTCCATCGCTATCGTTACAATATCCGTCAACTCTTCATTAATAATATCAACCCTGAACCACTTCAGGGCTTGAGCTAATAGCATAACAACGATTCCGATAATCGTCCGGCTCTGCCACCATGCCTTCTCCTCGTTCATTTATCGGTCAGCTTGGCAAGAGCAAGCTCGATAGCAAGGTTGACCGTGCGATTGGAGGCATTGATACCCTCCTTAACAGCGGCATCTTTAATCTTATCTACAGCAATCTTACGCTTCTCATCGCCGCTCTTATCTGAGGTTAGCAATGAAGACACGACTTCCATAGCGATAGGCAGAAGTTCTTTCAATAAAGAAGTAGCAGACTCCCGAAGGATCGGGATGATGAATTCAATAACAGACTTGGACGCTCCAGTAATAGCGGAGATGGCTTTAATAAGTAGTGCTTTCATTTGTCTTTTTTATCGTTGTTTCGTTTCTCTATCATTACAATAATTGATACGATAGCTGCAATCGTCCCGAATGCAAGTGAGCTAATACGCAACCACTGCTCTACATGCGGCAAGATAGAGATAACTACAGCTAGTAAACTTGTGATGGAACCCATAATTCCAGTGTGATGAGGGTAAGATTGCGGATCAAGATTCATTTCGCATTATTTTATTTGTATGTAATTCTAATATTTATTTCAATTAAGTAACAGGTAATGAGGAAAAATACTCTTCCTCTGTTATTTCTGTTGCTCCAGAAACATCGAAATGTGAAGCAATAATTGGAATTGCGGCTATGAGGCAACGATCTTCGGCATCACGGGGAGCTTCGTTGGATGGAACGAACCAAGTTGATGCTATGGAATTCGGGAATCCGCTGGAGGAGTCCATTGCAGCACGAATGGTTTCATATGATTCTTGAGATGATCGGAAGAAGCGCCTCATATAGCAATTCCCCATTTGGCGCTCAAGTAGCTCTCGACTTGTTGGCGCTCGACGGTGGTGAGGAGGCGGTCGTAAAAAATAAGCTCAGCCAATTCGATGTTGCAAGTTACACCGATTGAGATTGTTGCAACATCCGTATCGCTTGTTGTTCCAGCCGTTCCTTGAGGATTCTGATAAATCAGAACGCCATTTTTATACATAAAAACTGTTGACTCAGAATAATCTACAGCGTCTGCGATCAACTCAAAATCTAGCGAAACACTCCCACTAGGCGACCTCGAATCAGATGTTGGATCGGAATCTAGTCTTCGTGTCACGATTGAGCGTTGCGCCATGCCAATTCGGCGAGATTCAAAGCGCCTAAGGCCACCTACGCGAAAAATAGCCTTCCCAGCCGTGGAAAGTATTTCTTTGTGTTTTAATACAGCAAGAAAAGTTGCCCCTGTTTTTGAACGCAAGAGTCCGGGCGCACTCACTAATGAAAGAGAATCATCCGTGCCGTCAAAAGAGATGGTGTTCTTTCCGTTAAGCGATGCGGTAGACAGGATCGGTCGGCTGTTGACGGTGCTTTGAGTGAAATTTCTAGAGTTAGTTGAAAGGTCTTCCCATCGTCCAATCGCCGCCCCATTGGTTGTGACAATTGAACCTCCACTTGTGGAGTCATAAATGCCGTTTGTGGCATCAAGCCAAATAGCCAGAGATGTAATAGAATTTGGATCGAATCCGCCGCTCCTATCAGCTACAACAGAATCGTCTGAAAACTTCTTCCAAAACCCGTTCCAAAAATAAACTGGTATCTCAAGAGTTGAATCAAACGCAAAATTGCCTGTAGATGGGAGAGATGTTGTTGCGTATGATTGTATCTGGAAACTTGGTCCTGTGGCTCCAGTTGACCCTGAAACTCCAGCCGCTCCGGTTGCTCCCGTTGCTCCTGCTATACCATTCTCTCCAGAAATACCCGTAGCTCCTGTAGCGCCATTCACCCCATTAACTCCCGTTGCCCCCGTAGCTCCGTTCACTCCGTTTGGACCAGTTGAACCAGTTGCCCCAGTCGCTCCACCCGGACTTCCAGCGGGTCCAGTCGCTCCAGTCGCACCATCACTCAAGTCTCCAGCATATAGCCAATCAGAAAGATTTCCGTTATTTGCTATTCGCGTATAGAGTCCAGATGGATGCCTATTGATTAATGGGATTCCAGTTGACTCAAGAACGATATAAACAGAACGAAGCGGAGGATTGTTAAGCGTTATAGGAAGATCGTTGTAGGTTTGAACTTCGCCAGAGATTCTTCCGCTTCCACTAACAGCAGTCTCGTATGTATTCTGGACTACCTTGTATAAAAGATTCCACCTTCCATCTCCGCGAGTTGGCGGATTAGGACCAGTGTTAATTGCAATCTTGGCGATTAGATTGTTTTCGGAATCTCCGAATTGTGGAAGAAGTGGCATTGGTTTATAGTATTAACATACACTATTTTAATTATTTAGCTTCAAGTTCAGCAACTTTAGCAGAGAGTTCTTGAACTGCTTTGATAAGAGGAGCAATCAATTCTTCGTATCCAATTGAAAGAACATCGTCGCCTCCTTTGACAGAGTGATCTTGGAAACCGCCAAAATCAATGCCTTTAGCGTCAAGAACTGCTTTCACTTCTTGAGCAATCAAACCATGATGGAAACGACTGCGCTTCTTGCTACCATCGTGAGTGATGTTGGAAAGTTTAACATCTTCAAGCCACTTATCTCTTTCAACAACATAAGCGTTGTATGCGGCAAGTTCTTGAGCGTATTTTGCTTTTTCTTCTTCAGTAGCACCATCTTCAAGATCAATGGGCTTATTAATAGTAGCTGGTGCTTCCGGGCGATAATCCTCGCGCATATCCCACTTGAAATCGACGGGACGAAGTGCGTTTACGAAATCAAGACCAAGTTCAGTATCACGGACATCAGCTTTGTCTCGGATGTCGGAACGATTTTGAACTGCTCCGTAGGCATAAGTTGTAGTAGCAGAATTGCCAAGTTGAACTTGATTTGATCCTGTTACAGCAGACGAATGACCAATTCCTGTTGAATTATTAATATCATCATTTTCATGCAACGCATATCTTCCAAGTGCTGTATTGTATGAACCAGTAACCAGATCACGCAATGCCGAGGCTCCACACGCAGTATTTTCAATACCACCAATACTTTCTAATAAAGAATTATAACCAATTGCACAATTGTAGCCATTAGGCCCAGATGCAATATTGTTTTGTAATGCATATCTTCCAACTGCTGTATTATTTACTCCGTCAGTATTAGAATAAAGTGCAAGATAACCAAGTGCTGTGTTCCCATTTCCTTGTGTATTTAACGCCCCTGCTTGAACTCCAACTGCGGTATTTTGGGTTCCGCCTACATTATTTCGTAATGAATTAATTCCAATTGCCGTATTATTCACTGCATTATTAAAATATAACGCTCCAGCTCCAATAGCTGTATTATTAATACCAACAATATTTTGATTTAATGCACCATTACCAACGGCAGTATTGTTATTTGCTGTTTCGTTATTTGTTAAAGCTCCAGCCCCAACTGATGTATTGTTAATTCCAGTTGTGTTAGCAAAAAGCGCATTTACACCAACTGCGGCATTATTGTTTCCAGTAGTATTTGATTGAAGCGCATCTAAACCAACTGCTGTGTTGTTACCTCCAGTTGTGTTGTCTTTAAGTGAACCATAACCAACTGCCGTATTGCTGTTACCAGTTGTGTTTAAATTTAAAGAAGCCCACCCGATTCCTGTATTTTTACTTGAAGAAGTGCTATTTGCAATTGCGCCATATCCAATTCCTGTATTATTGCTTCCGCTAATGTTGGCATCAAGCGCAAATGAACCAATAGCGGTATTTTCAACACCTGTCGTATTTAATTCAAGCGCATGAAATCCAACTGCTGTGTTATTAGATGCAGTTGTATTATTTTGCAATGCATCACGGCCAAGTGCTGTGTTATTACCTCCAGTTGTGTTTACTGAAAGTGCATTTTGACCAAATACAGTATTGCCTACAATATTTCCAGACCCCTTTCCAGCGGTGAGTCCGTTGATAAGCGTATCTTTGTCGAGGTTGACTACATTAGTTGTTGCTTTAGTTAGTGGCATAATTTAAGTTTGTTTAATTTTTTGTTAAAGTTATTCTATGCTGTAGATAATGAAACAACTACAAGGGAGCTTCCACTTGGAACTGTTGATATTGTAATCGTTCTTGGAGATACATTGTTTATTGTATAATTTGCTGGAGCCTGCATAACCCCGTCAGCATGGACAATGTATAATGCTGACACCAAACTTCCACTCGTATTTCCAGTCAATGTCCAAGTATTCGTTGTCCCATCCCCGGAAAATGTCCAAACATTCCCTGCATTTGATGCCGGAATAACACCAGTAGCACCTGTAAGACCAGTTGCGCCAGTAAGCCCCGTAGCTCCAGTCGATCCGATATCACCCGTAGCTCCGACAACACCAGTTGCTCCTTCAGGGCCAGTCGAACCTGCGGCTCCGATGTCTCCCGTAGCTCCTTGCAATCCTGTGGCTCCGGGGATTCCAGTAGCACCAGTTGCTCCGATGTCTCCTGTAGCGCCTTGCAAGCCAGTTGCTCCTTCAGGGCCAGTCGATCCCGCTGTTCCAGCTTCTCCGGTAGCGCCTTGAACACCTGTAGAACCTTGAGGCCCAGTAGCACCTTCGCCACCAACATCACCAGTAGCACCCTGCAAACCCGTTGCACCCTGAATTCCAGTAGCACCTTGAGGGCCGACATCGCCAGTAGCTCCAATACCCGTAGCGCCTTGAGAACCAGTAGCACCAGTTGCACCAACAGCGGTTTCAGTCACGGCATCCCATGCGTAACCATTCCACATCCATGTCTTGCCTGCGGCGGTAAACAACTCGCCTATAAATGTTGGTATCGGGAAATTAATTGGCATAATATTTTATTAAATCTTATTTGGTGTTATTGTCGTGTCAAGACTAGTAAAACTTGTAGTCGTTACTAAAATACCTGTCAATGTTGCGTTGTCGTTCATTCTGTTTCCTCGGTTTCTGGGAAATGTAAGCCCAGTTGGGATATGTGTATTTCGCATTCTTCGTGAGTCCCTACAAATAATGTGCCTCCAGTTGCTATTGATTGGTCTGTTTGCTCGTAGAAAATAATAATTTTATCTTCATATGCCAATTTCCACATTCCAACAGAATCGTCGTATGACCAACCATTTGCGTTTGGAGAAATTATCATGGGACTGTTACAGAAAGGGTTGAGGTTGCAGAAGTATAGGTTGCTGTGGTTCCAACTGGAACGCCTGACAAGGAGATAACTCCCGGTGCGTAAGACTGAGTTGTTGTTCCTTGGAAGAAACGGAAATTGGTTGTTGCTCCCGATGGAGGTGAAACATTGAACGAGACTGAAAGTGCGCTTGTGGTGAATGTTGCCGTTGCCGTTGAAGAACCATTTGTTTTTGTAGCTTGAAGTGTCCCCGCTGAAATACTAGTTGCTCCCGTGTATGTGTTATTTCCGCTGAGAGTTAGCGTTCCAGTCCCTGCTTTTGTTAGTCCTCCAGAGCCGCTGATCACGGCACTGATCGTGAGGTCTGAAGTCGCCGCAGTCGAATTACCTATTGTAAAGGTTCTGGTGGTAGCACCAAGGTTGAGGTTGCCGCTAATGCTTGCTCCGTTGGCGTTGTTCGTGGCCGAGAAGGTCACATTTCCGCCCAGAGTAAGAGTGCCGCTTCCAGTTGTAACTGCCGCTGTAGTGCCTGACGAACCGCCGCCAAGAGCGAGCGTGGTGATGGACTGGCTGATTCCATTCAGGTCGAGTGTGCCGTTGAATATGTTAGTGGCGGCAGTTGATATTTTACCCGATCCACTGAGCCGCAATGTGCCAGCATTTGAGGAATTTGAAAATCCAAGGTTTGTTGATCCACTGTAGGTGTTGTTACCGGAGAGTATCTGCGTGCCGCTTCCGGTTTTCACAAGGTTCAATGTTCCCGTGGTGACACCAGTGTAGCTGTCTGGACCTTTGATCACCCCGGAGAAAGTCGCTGTATTGCCCGAAACACCGTAGGCGGCGTTGTTGGTTGTGTTGCTGACTCCCAAGGTGATCGTAATAATTCCGTTGTAAGCATTAGCAAGCGTGCCTGAACCCGTGAGTGCGTCGAACTGAATTGCGAGGTCCGAACTCCGGTATTCGGCTCCGGAGGCGACATTGAGCGATCCGAGATTTGTCGCGGTCGAAGCACGACCATAGCCCCATGCCCAGCTTCCGCTTTGCACATCCAGCACCGCCCCTGCGGAGAGGTTGGTTTTCATGGTTCCGCCGCTTCCTCCGGCACTAATAAAATTGGTTCCGTTAAGAGCGACAACTCCCCCCCCAGTGATGGAAGCGTTCACGGAATTAAATGAAGTCCATGTTCCTGCGGTGTTTGCACCCAAGGAAGTCGCATTGCCAGTCATGGTGATGCCGAGCGTGGCTCCCGAGGCGACCGAGAGGTC